TGGAGGAGACTATAGTACATTTAATATTATAGACGTATCTGTATCACCATTTGAGCAGGTATGTGTATATAAGAACAACCGTATATCTCCGTTACTCTTTCCTAATATCATATATAAGTATTGTTTTAATTATAACGAAGCTTATGTTGTGGTAGAGAATAATGATCAAGGTACAATTGTATGTAACGGATTGTATCATGAACTAGAGTATGAGAATCTACATCTAGAGTCTGCTTTGAAAGCAAACGGACTAGGTGTTATGATGAATAAGAAAGTTAAACGTCTTGGTTGTTCTACAATTAAAGATATTGTAGAGAGTAGAAAGCTTACTATACACGATCAAGATACTATCATTGAGATGTCTACATTCGTTGCTAAAGGTCAGTCATATGAAGCATCTGATGGTAATCATGATGATCTAATGATGAATCTAGTAATGTTTGGATACTTTACTTTAGGTGATAGGTTTATGGATATGACAGACATATCTATGAAAGAAATGATGTTTAAACAAAGAATGAGTGAAATAGAGAATGATATCCTTGATTGGGGTTATCATGATGATGGTTTAGCTGATACTCCTGAACCAGAACCAGATGATCCATGGAATATCGGTAGAGGTAAGCCATGGGTAGAGGAATATTACTGAGAATAAAAAGATTATAAATAACGGTAATTGAACATCCTTATCATGACATCTTATCATTAACTCAAAAGGAAAAGAGAAATGGCAGCATTTAGTCCCTCTGAATCTCCTGCGATAACAGTAAAAGAAGTAGACCTTTCGGGTTTCGTCCCAAATGTCCAATCTACTACTGGTGCCTTCGTAGGGAATTTTCGATGGGGTCCCGCCAAGAAAGCTACACTGGTTGACTCAGAAGCTACGCTTGCCGAAAAGTTTGGATCCCCAACAACAACAGGCGCTGTAGACTTTTTGTCAGCAGCACAATTCTTAAGATATTCTTCTGCTATGTTCGTCGTACGCGAACTTACATCAGCAGCTAAAAACGCAACATCATCCACAACAGTTGTAACTAACGTTAACAACAAAGATCATTGGGATGAAGTTAAAAGCGCATTCGGTGCAGACTCAGGCGATACAAACGTTGGAGCATGGATCGGTAAATGGGCTGGAGCATTAGGTAACTCACTTAAAGTAGAAATTTGTACAGCAGCAGGCTTCGCAGCATGGGCTTACAAAGGTGAGTTTGACGCAGCTCCAGGAACTTCAGCATTTGCTTCAGCACGTGGTGCAGGCGCTGATGAGTGTCACATCGTAGTAGTAGATGAAGATGGCCAAATTTCAGGTACAGTTGGTACTGTATTAGAAAGATACGCTTTCTTATCTATGGCATCAGATGCTAAAGCAGCAGATGGTACTAATAACTATGCAGCAGATGTAATTAATAATGCATCTGAATATGTATGGTTAGCACACTGGGATGCAGATTTATCTACATTATCTAATGCAGGATTAGCAACAACAGTTGCTGGAGTTGCAACATCGTATGGTAACCCAAGCGCAGCGATTTCTAAATCATTAACAGGCGGTGTAGATTCTGCCTCACTAGGAACAGCTGAGATTGCTACAGGATTTGATTTGTATGAAGATGCAGACAATATTCAAGTAGACTTCTTAATTGCTCCTGGTATGTCAACAAACTCAGATCAAGCAACAGTTGTTAACGATCTAGCAGGTATTGCTGGAACAACAAGAAAAGATTGTATTGTAGTAACATCTCCTAACAGAGACTCACTAATTAACACATCTACTCCTACAGCTGATTCAGTTGCTTGTGCGGCGTTATTTAATAACTCATCCTATGTTGTAGTAGATTGTAACTACTTAAAAGTTTATGACAAATATAACGACCAGTATGTATTCATCGCAGCTGCATCAACAACAGCAGGTATTATGGCAGCTACAGACGCAAATGCTGCACCATGGTTCTCACCAGCAGGTCAGAGACGTGGACAATACTTCGGTGTAACAGCATTAGCAACATCTCCTAATAAAGTAGAGAGAGATTTCTTATACAAAGCTGGTATCAACCCAATAGCAAACATTCCTGGCCAAGGCATTCTTCTATTCGGTGACAAAACATTCTTGAATAGACCATCTGCATTTGACAGAGTAAATGTTCGTAGATTGTTCTTAGTCATGGAAAGAGCAATTGCAGCAGCGGCTAGAAATGTAATGTTTGAATTCAATGATGAGTTTACTCGCGCTGAATTTACTAACATTGTAGAGCCATTCTTGAGAGAAATCCAAGGTCGCCGCGGTATTACAGACTTCAAAGTTGTATGTGACTCAACAAACAACGGACCATCTGTAGTTGACCGTAATGAATTCATCGCGAATATCTTCGTTAAGCCTGCACGTTCAATCAACTACGTTACACTAAACTTCGTAGCTGTTAGAACTGGTGTTGACTTCGAAGAAGTCGCAGGCACGGTATAGGAGATACATAGATGGCTATTCTAGGAGTAGACGATTTTAAAGCCAAGTTGAGAGGTGGCGGTGCTAGACCAAATCTGTTCAAAGCAACGATTAACTTCCCAGCATATGCAGGCGGAGATGTAGAAACAACATCATTCCTCTGCGAGGCAGCACAGCTACCTGGTTCAACAATCACACCGATTGTTGTTCCGTTCAGAGGTAGACAATTAAAAATGGCTGGAGACCGTACATTCGACACATGGTCCCCAACAATCATAAACGATACGGATTTTGTAATTCGTGATTCAATGGAACGTTGGATGAATGGTATGAATGCACATAGTGCTAATACTGGTTTAACTAACGTTGTTGATTACGAAGCAGACTTACTTGTAGATCAACTTGATAAAGATGGTTCTATTATTAAGACATATAACTTCCGCGGGTGTTTCCCAACAGCTGTATCACCAATCGATCTGAGCTATGCTTCAGAGAGTGAGATTGAACGATTCACTGTTGAGTTCCAAGTACAGTACTGGGAAGCAAATACCACATCGTAAGACCACTATAAATAGATAGAGGGACTAGAGATGGTCCCTCTTACTCTAATTAGGAATTAACATGGCTGAAGACAGTATTAAATTATTTGGCTTTGAGATTAAACGGGCCCGTAATAGACAACAAGAGAAGTTACAATCAATTGTACCTCCTGTTGATGAAGATGGTGCAGGTTATGTCACGGCTGCAGGTGCACATTATGGTACCTACGTAGATTTAGACGGTGAAAAGTCTAAAGATGAAAAACAACTTATTAGACAGTATCGCTCTGTATCTCATCACCCTGAGGTAGATGCTGCTGTTGAAGATATTACTAACGAAGCTATCTCTTCTACATTCGAAGAAGCTTCTGTTAAATTAAATTTAGATAATGTAGATGGTCTTAGTGATCAAATAAAGAAAGCAATGGAAGAAGAGTTCACAAACGTTCTCTCAATGCTTAACTTTAGAGATATGGGACATGATTTGTTTAAACGTTGGTACATTGACGGACGTATGTTCCATCACTTAGTACTAGACGAGAATAATCTTAAAGCAGGTATTCAAGAGATTAGACCTATTGATGCTGCAAAGATTAAAAAGGTTAAACAAGTTAAGAAGAAGAAAGATCCTGAGACAGGTGCTACTCTTATTGAGAGTGTAGATGAGTTCTATATCTATCAAGAGAAAGCTGGTTCAACTAATCAAGGTATTAAGATTACTCCTGATTCTGTTTCTTATGTTACATCTGGTTTATTAGATGAAGCACGTAAGAAGGTTGTATCACATCTTCACAAAGCTCTAAAACCAATCAACCAATTACGTATGATGGAAGACTCGTTAGTTATTTACAGACTAGCTAGAGCTCCTGAGCGTCGTATATTCTATATTGATGTAGGTAATCTACCTAAAGGTAAATCAGAAGAGTATATGAAGAACATCATGACTAAGTACCGTAACAAGTTAGTATATGATGCTAACACAGGTGCTATTAGAGATGATCGTAAGCATATGTCTATGCTAGAAGACTTCTGGCTTCCTAGACGTGAAGGTGGTAGAGGTACAGAGATATCTACATTACCTGGCGGAGAGAATCTAGGTCAGATTGATGATATCGTATACTTCCAGAAACGCCTATATAGATCATTGAATGTACCTATCAATAGACTTGAGCAAGAGTCTCAATTCTCGTTAGGTAGATCAACAGAGATCACAAGAGACGAACTTAAGTTCCAGAAGTTTATTGATAGACTAAGAGCTCGTTTTGATAATCTATTCTATAATATTGTTAAGAAGCAATTAATTCTTAAAGGTATTATTACAGAAGAAGATTGGGATAACTGGAAAGAAGATATTTCTGTAGAGTATGTACGTGATAGTCACTTTACAGAACTAAAAGAAGCAGAACTTTTAAGAGAGAGATTACAAACTCTTGATATGATGCAACAGTATGTTGGAGAGTTCTTCTCTAAAGAATATGTCATGAAGAAAGTCTTATTTATGGATGACTCTCAAATGGACGATATGAAGAAGCAGATAGCAGATGAAGTATCATCTGGTGAAATTGAAACGGAAGAGGAAGAATAAAATGGTAGAAGTATCAGATTTTATTGACCAAGTATTAGATCAGGACTTCGCATCAGCGGCTCCTACATTTAAAGATATCATGGGTGATGTAATGAACCAATCTCTAGAACAAGAGAAGGTTAAGATTGCTGATCAGATGTTTAATGGTATTGGATCAGAAGCTCAAACAGAGCCTGATGTGTATGAGTTAGACTTAGATGGTGATGATGAGATAGAAGACGAGTCAGAAGAAGAGCTTGATGCTGGTGCTGAAGAAGCATTAGACATGGAAGATGACGACGAAGATCTCGAATAATATTTTATTATAAATAAACCATAAACATAATAAGGCAGTTGGAATGAGAACGTTCGCTGAGTTAAGAGAAAAACTAGGTAGACATCCTTCAGGACAAATGGTCTTTAATAAAAAAATAGATCGCATACCTGTGATGATTCATAAAGAGAGAATGGGTTATGTGGTTTACTTAGATGGTGATAGACTAGATAGTTATAAGACTCAGCGTGAAGCTGAAAAGATGGCTAAACAGTTTGTTAAAACATATAAAGGTTAAAAATGGCATTCGTAGCAATACCTAATAACGATCAATATGAGTATGATAATGCTCCGCCTGATCCAGGTGTTAATCACCCAATGCGTGCATTGTGGCAGAAATCAACGAATGGTATAAGAACCTCACACGGTCATTCCGTATATGTACGTTGTCGCAGAGTAGGTAGCGGTAACGTAGATCACGGAGAGATCAGTAAAACATATTGGGACGCAAGAGCATGAAACTAATAGCAGAATATAACGAACAAAACATTGAATGTATTGTAGAAGCTAAAGAAGACGGTACAAAGAACCACTTCATAGAAGGCGTGTTCATGCAGTCCGAAGCAAAGAATAGAAATGGACGTATCTATCCAAAAGCCATAATGGAAGGCGCAGTAGATAAGTACGTTACAGAACAAGTTTCCCAGAACAGAGCGGTAGGTGAATTGAATCACCCAGAAGGACCGACTGTAAATCTGGATAAAGTTTCACACAAGATCACAGAACTTTCTTGGAAAGGAAATGATGTTGTAGGAAAGGCACAAGTATTGGATACTCCAATGGGTAATATCGTTAAGGGATTACTTGAAGGTGGTGTTCAACTAGGAGTGTCAACTCGTGGTATGGGTAGCCTTGAGGAAAAAAATGGCATAATGTTCGTCAAAGACGACTTCGTTCTTAATACGGTTGATATCGTACAAGATCCATCAGCACCAACAGCTTTTGTAAATGGAATAATGGAAGGTGTAGAATGGGTTTGGAACAATGGCATTATTGAACCTCAAGTAATTGAACAAATGGAGACTGAAATTAAGAAGGCTCCACGTGCTGATCTCTATGAGACTCAGACGCGTGAGTTTAAGAATTTCCTCTCGTTAATGAAAACTAAATTGTAAGGAGTCAATTATGACTGATCAAGTAGACCAGGATGTTGTGCTCGACGAGGAAATCGAAGAAGCTCACGATCCGAAGAATGCTGAAGCTCAATCAATTGCATCTGTAGATGCAGCTGAGAAGAAGGGACCTAAAGCGCCAAAGCGTAAGGGTGACAAGAGTAACAGCCAACCGTCTGAATTAAAAGCTGCTGGCAAGGCAATGAAGGCCGAAGATGTAGATTTTGATGGAGACTTTAGTGACGACCTGAATGCGCTTGTAGAATCTGAGGCAACATTGTCAGAAGAATTTAAAGCCAAAACAGCGGTAATTTTTGAAGCAGCGGTTAAGTCAAAAATCTCTGAAGAAATCGATCGTTTAGAAACAGAATATGCTGAGCAATTAGCAGAAGAAGTATCTACAACGAAAGCAGATCTTGTAGAGAAAGTAGACAGCTATCTTAACTATGTAGTTGAGCAATGGATGGAAGACAACAAACTAGCAATCCACTCAGGTCTTCGTACCGAGATTGCAGAAGGCTTTATGGGCAAGTTGAAAGACGTGTTCACAGAATCTTATATTGCTGTCCCTGATTCCAAAATCGACCTAGTTGATGAATTAGCAGAAGCTAACGAAGAGTTAGAAGCTCAAGTTAACGAAGCTACAGCAAAAGCTATGGCAATTAGTGAAGAGCTAGTATCTTTGAAGCGTGCAGCGGTTATCCGTGAAGCGTCAAAAGACTTAGCAGAAACACAAGTTGAAAAGCTAACATCACTAGCTGAATCAGTAAGTTTCGACAACGAAAAATCTTTCGCACAGAAAGTTGCTACGTTGAAAGAATCATACTTCAGCAAAACTAAAACAGCTGAGTCCATTATCACAGAAGACACAGACACTTCAGATGAAGTAGAAGTATCTCCAATGATGGAACAGTACATTAACGCATTACGCAAATCAAATAAGTAATTAGGAGATCCAATTATGGAAACTTATGATCGTCTCGTAGAGAAATGGTCTCCGGTATTGAACGAAGAGTCAGCCGGAAACATTGGTGACGCACACAAACGTGCCGTTACTGCTGTTGTTCTTGAGAACACAGAAAAAGCAATCCGTGAGCAAGGCGAACAAGCCTCAATGATGACGGAAGATGCAGCAGCTAATAACACATCAGTTGCAGCTAACTGGAACCCAGTACTAATCTCACTAGTACGTCGTGCTATGCCAAACATGATGGCTTATGACGTATGTGGTGTTCAGCCAATGTCAGGTCCAACAGGCTTGATCTTCGCAATGAAGTCAAAGTACAAAACAACACGTGCAGGCGCTACAGCTAATGCTGAAGCATTGTTCCAAGAAGCAGTATCTGGCTTCTCAGGTGACTCAGCTGGTACACAAGGTGCTGATGGTTCAGGTCTAAGTGGATTAGCTGCTGTTGATTCAGCTGGTGCTATCCCAACATTCGGTGGTGGTATGACTACTGCTAATGCTGAGGGTTTAGGTACAGAAGGTACAGGACCAAATACTGCTTTCGCTGAAATGGGTTTCACCATTGAAAAAGCAACTGTGACAGCTAAGTCACGTGCTTTGAAAGCTGAATACACACTAGAGCTAGCTCAAGACTTGAAAGCGATTCATGGTTTAGACGCTGAGACAGAATTGGCAAACATCTTGTCAACAGAAATCTTAGCTGAAATTAACCGTGAAGTGATTCGTACAATCAACTCTCGTGCTAAAACTGGTTTCACAACTGCTAACGCAACTAAAAATGGTATCTTTGATCTATCAACAGATGCAGATGGTCGTTGGTCAGCTGAGAAATTCAAAGGTCTAGTTGTACAGCTTGATCGTGAAGCTAACCAAATCGCAAAAGACACTCGTAGAGGAAAAGGTAACATCGTTATCTGTTCTTCAGACGTTGCAACAGCATTGTCAGCATCAGGTATGCTAGACTATACACCTGCAATGAACACTGCGTTGAACGTAGACGACACAGGCAACACATTTGCTGGTACTTTAAACGGTCGTATGAAAGTATACATCGACCCATATGCAACTGCTGATTATATCACAGTTGGATACAAAGGTACAAACGCATATGACGCAGGTATCTTCTATTGCCCATACGTACCATTAACTATGGTTCGTGCAGTTGGCGAGAATGATTTCCAACCACGCATCGGGTTTAAAACTCGTTACGGTATGGTTGCTAACCCATTCGTAGGTTCAACACCAGGCGACGACATTGGTTCAGCTCGCGCTAACCAGTACTACAGAATCTTCCGCGTAGACAATATCTTAAACCCAGCATAGGGCTTAGATACGGAAAATAACTTGGGCGGCTTCGGCCGCCCTTTTTTTATGTTTAAAACCTATATAAATACATGTGAATAGGAGACATATAATGCCAACATTAGATCCAACATCTTCAGTCAATGTAGATACAGCGCTTACAGGTACAACAACTGGATTAAATAATCTTAATCTATTACAACCTACGGCGTTTAAACTTCTTGTAGATAGAAAGAACTTTGCTAATCTAGAGTTCTTTTGTCAGAATGTATCTCATCCTAATATCTCTGTTCCTGTATCAGAAGTGCCTTACTCACGTATTGGTAATCTTGCTATACCAGGAGACAAGTTGACTTTTGGTGAACTAGAAGCTATAATAGTAGTTGACGAGAATATGAATTCGTATACGGAGATGTATAATTGGTTACACAGAATGGTACAAAAGCCTGAGAAGTCTAGATTAAATAGATCTGTTACAGATACTGCTCCTCCTACTACAACAGATATTACTCTGATGATGTTGAGTAGTCATAATAATGTTACTAGAACGATTAGATATATAGATTGTGTACCGACGAGCTTAGGTCAGATGGATATGTCAGCTGTTGCTGGTGATACTATTGCAATTACTTTTCCAGTTACGTTTAGGTTCTCTTACTTTGAATTAGATTAAATAATGAGGTTATATTATGGATTTGAAACACATTCTAGAAGAATGGGCGAATGATAGTGTTATACAAAGAACTGCTTTAGACGAGACGTCGAGAGCTACTCCTTCACTACATGCTAAATACCTACAGTGGCTAGCAGAGGCTAAGCTAGCTAAGAAACGTTCTGAGTTTAAACAGAAGACGTTACTAAAGAAAAAATGGCTATACTATAATGGTAAGATGGATAGAGAGTCTATAGAAGCTCTTGGATGGGAACCTGATCCGTTTGACGGACTAAAGGTTATGAAAGGTGAAATGGAATACTACTATGATAGTGATCCAGAGATCCAACAAAGCGAAGAGAGAGTTCAGTATTGGAAGACTGTAATAGAAACTCTTACTGAGATAGTAAACAATCTAAATTGGCGACATCAGACTATCGGCAATATTATAAAATGGAAACAATTTGAGGCAGGTAACTAATAATGTTTACCCACGTTGATCATGGTATCACTCTACCTAAAATGACTAGAAAAACTACTGAGAAAGGTCGTAAGTACTTTACCCCAGACGGTAATGCTTATCCTTCTATCACAACAGTACTTAATATTCTTAGTGTAGATTCTATCATGCGTTGGCGTAAAAGAGTTGGTGAAGAAGAAGCTAATAAGATATCTCATCAAGCAGCTACAAGAGGTACATCTGTACATAAGTTAGCTGAAGACTATATAGATAATGTAGATGATTGGAAAGGCAAAGCTATGCCTAATAATTTATATACATTCAGTCATCTAAAAGATATCATTGATAAGAGATTAGATAATGTATGGTTTCAAGAAGAATATCTCTATAGCGATAGACTTAAGTGTGCTGGTCAGGTTGACTGTATAGCTGAGTTTGATGGAGAATTATCTATTGTTGACTTTAAGACATCTCGTAAACCTAAGAAGATAGAGTGGATAACGAACTACTTTATACAAGCATCGTTCTACGCTGCAGCCTTCTATGAGAGAACGGGAGTCCCTATCAGACAAGGGGTCATATTGATCACAGTGGATCACAATGAACCTCAGGTCTTTAAGATTAACACTCATGAGTACTTACAACAGTTTTTAGATGTAAGACAGAAGTATAAAGAATTAAAAGAGAATGGTTGACTTTACTGTACGATTAAAAGACTATAGCATGTTGTATGTAGACTGTGAAGCAGGACATGCAGCAGAGCTATCTGATTACTTCTCATTCTATGTTCCAGGTTATAAGTTTATGCCTGCATATAAGAACAAAGTATGGGATGGAAAGATAAAGCTTTTTAATCGCATGAACGGAGAGCTTCCTGCTGGGCTATATGCTTATTTAGTAAAGTTTGCAATTGAGCGATCTTATTCTGTTGACACAGAAGAGTCTGATTTTGGATTTCCGGTACCGGCTGCTGAACCTCTTCAATCACTACCTGATCTACTTTCTGACGCAGGGCTTCCATTTCAGCCTCGAGACTACCAATACGATGCCATTGAAACAGCCCTAACAAGATCTCGAGCAATTCTTTTATCTCCTACAGGTTCAGGTAAATCATTTATAATTTATCTCATAGCTAAATACTGGTTACAGTATATAGCACAAGGCGTAGGTTATCCTAGAGCTGGGAGAGTGCTGGTTATTGTACCTACTACATCTTTAGTAGAGCAGATGCATCAAGATTTTATAGATTATGGGATGAGTGAAAATGGACTACATAAAATTTATTCAGGTAGAGATAAATCAACTAACAAAGCTATTATCATTAGTACTTGGCAATCAATATATAAACTACCTCGGAAATGGTTCGAACAGTTTGGTATGGTACTTGGAGATGAGTGTCACGGATTTAAGTCAAAGTCTCTCTCCTCGATTATGAACAAAGCTACCCTAGCTAAATATAGGTATGGGTTCACAGGCACATTAGACGGTACATTAACTCATAAGCTAGTACTTGAAGGATTATTTGGTCCTGTATATCAGGTTACTACTACAAAGAAATTACAAGACAACGAAACTCTAGCACCGCTAGATATTAAAGTACTATTATTAAACTACACTAAAGAAGTAAGAGAAGATTTTGGAAAGAAAACTTATCAAGAGGAAATTGACTTCATTATTGGAAATACTGGGCGTAACAGGCTCATTTCTAATCTGGCTTTATCTGCTAAGGGAAATACTCTTGTCTTATTTAACCGTGTGGACGCTCATGGCAAACCTCTCTATGAGTTGATAAATAGTAAGGTAGAAGAAGGACGTAAAGTGTTCTTTGTATCTGGAGAAGTAGATACATCAGACAGAGAAGCAATACGTAAGATTGTGGAGAAGCAGAATAATGCTATCATTGTCGCTAGTCTTGGTACTTTCAGTACTGGTATTAATATACGGAACTTGCATAATATTGTATTTGCTTCACCTTCGAAATCCCAGATCAAAGTTCTTCAGTCAATCGGACGAGGATTACGGAAATCAGACAATGGACAAACTACTACACTCTACGATGTTGCTGATGATCTCCATTGGAAAGGCAGAAAAAACTACACACTCTTACACTCAATTGAAAGAGTAAAGATATATGAGAAAGAACAATTTAACTACAAAATGATAAAGGTGGATATTAAATGAGTTACACACAGTTTAAATTAGCTAACGGTGATGAGATAGTAGCTCAAGTCGTCCAAGAACCTGAAGGAGATGACTATAACGTTGTAATAAGAAATGCAATGATGGTAGTTAGATCAGAAGCTCTTAGAGATGGTTTTAGATATTATTCTTTTAGACCGTGGATGTCTTTTCAACTTGAAGATGATTATCTACAGCTACTAAACTTTAATCAGATCATTGGTGAAGCTAAACCATCTAAAGTTCTTTTAACTCAATATTTCAAAGCTATTGAGAGTGAGCAAAATATAGAAGCTGATAGTGATGTAGATAACTTAAAAAATATTAGACGCCTTGTAGCTGATCTTCAATCTGATTATCAAGACTATCAAGACTCAGATCAAGACAATGTTATTTCTCTATTCGATAAGGACAAGTTACACTAATGGAAGATACAGACGCTTATTTAAAATATCCTAAACAACGTAAGTGGATGAATAAGTTATGGTTAGCTGAAAAGTTTGGTTATGTTTGTGGACCTGCAGGAGTAGAAATACCAGAGACAGGCACGTATGTTGTAAGACCTATATATAACTTAGCTGGTATGGGAGCGTGTGCATCTGTACAAAAGCTAGCTAAGGGAGATTATACTTCTATTGCCCCTGGTTATTTTTGGTGTGAATACTTTGATGGTAAGCATTATTCTGTTAACTATAAATGGATGAGTGATACAATAAAAGGTGGAGAATGGAAAGCATTAGATTGTTGGGAAGGTATTAATATGCCTATCAATCTGACTAAGTTTGTAGAGTGGAAGAGATCTGATTATAGACCTACACTGCATCATTCCTTTAAGTCAATAGGTGGAGATGTAACTCATCTTAACGTAGAGTTTATTAATGATAAACCTATAGAAGTTCATCTTAGACTATCTCCTGATCCAGTATACGATCATATGATTCCTGTATGGGCATCAGACTTTGGTAAGAAGAAAGAACATATGGAATTACACGGTTTTGAGTTTATAGAAGCTTATGATGATGCGAATGGTTACATAGACGACCCCCGAATCGGATTCTTAGTTAAATAACATATCTCCCCTCTCCCCATATCGCTATATGATTATATACGATCTCGCGAAAAGTGCAACTGTTTTCTTTAGTTGCATCTAATAAAAAAACATAATATAATATAATGAATTGAAGGAATTTTATCATGGCTAGAACTAAACGAGCAAGTATCCATTATGTCAACAACAAAGAGTTCTCTCAAGCAGTTGTAGACTATGTACGTACTCTAAATGAGGCTCAAAAAGCAGAAACTAAACTACCTATTGTACCTAACTATATTGCATCTTGCTTTCTAAAGATCGCAGAAGGTCTCTCTCATAAGTCAAACTTTATTCGCTATACCTATCGTGAAGAGATGGTTATGGATGCAGTAGAGAATTGTCTTCGTGCGATTGATAACTATAATATAGAAGCAGCTACTCGTACAGGTAATCCAAATGCATTCGCATACTTTACTCAGATCTCTTGGTATGCATTCCTTCGTCGTATTGCTAAAGAAAAGAAACAACAAGATGTTAAGATTAAGTTCTTATCTCAGAGTGGCTTAGAAGAGTATATCGCTACTAATCAAGATGATACTCACTCAGTACAGGTAGTTAGAGCGTTCGTTGATCAGCTTAAAGATCGTATTGATAAAGTAAAAGAGAAAGATGATGAAGTAAAAGTCTTTGCTCAAGAGGAAAAGAAACGTAAGAAGCGTAATGTAAATGTTGATTCAGACTTAGGAGATTTTATAAAATGAGAATACTTGTAACTGGTTCAGATGGAATGGTAGGCAGTCGTCTAGTTAAGTTCCTTAAGAATAATGACTGTACAGTGTATGAGTTTGGTGATGATAGGGATGTTAGGTCTCAACAAGATTGGCAGTCCTTTGCTGATCTAGACTTTGATTTTATTATTCATCTAGCAGCTCTTGCTGGAGTTAGACCTTCGTTTGATAATCCTGAATTGTATTATGATGTTAACGTAAATGGTACCCGCAATATGCTTGAGTTCGCTGAAGCAAATGCTAAACATATTCTATATGCTTCTTCATCTAATGCTTATGAGTGGTGGGGTAATCCATATGCTGCTACTAAGAGAATGAATGAGATTCAATGTGAAGATTACTCTGCTATTGGTATGAGGTTTCATACTATCTGGCCTGGTAGAGATGATATGTTGTTTATGAAGTTTAAGAACAATCAGGTTAAGTATATCAATAGAAAGCATAACAGAGACTTTGTTCATGTAGATGATGTTATCTCAGCAATTTTTAAGTTGATTAATAACTTCGAATCAGCTATAATAGATAGACGTGTATATGATATAGGTACAGGTCATTCTACTCCTGTAGAGCAAGTTGCGAAAGCATTCGGCTTTGATGGTGAATGGCGTGATGAGAACCCTGCAGGTGAAAGAGTTCATACTATAGCAGATATCGAACCGCTACTTAAACTAGGCTGGACGCCGAAATGGAACATACTTAATCATGAAAATAGCCCTACTTAATGACACTCATTGTGGCACTCGCAATAGCTCTGACATCTTTCTCGATAACGCAGAGAAATTTTACAATGATGTATTTTTTCCTTGTCTTCTGGAACGGGGTATTAACCATATCGTGCATCTTGGTGATTACTATGATAACAGGAAGTTTATTAACTTCCGCGCTCTTAACAGGAACCGTAATCACTTTCTTAAACCGTTAAGAGAGAATGGAATGACCATGGATATTATCTGTGGTAATCATGATACGTACTATAAGAACACTAATGAGCTTAACAGCCTCAAGGAGCTCTTGGGTCACTATATGAATGAGGTAAATATACTTCATGAGCCTACTGTCATGGACTATGACGGTTTTAAGCTTGGCCTTGTACCTTGGATATCAGCTGAGAATGAGAAGCAGTCATTAGACTTTATTGCTAATGCTAAGTGTGATTGGCTTGGAGGTCATTTCGATATCGAAGGATATGAGATGATGAAAGGTCGTAAGTGTGAGCATGGATTAAAACGATCTATCTTCTCTCGCTTTGAGAAAGTATTATCAGGTCATTTTCATACTAAGTCAATTCAAGATAATATTGAGTACCTAGGATCGCAGATGGAGTTCTTCTGGAACGACGCTCATGATGATAAGTACTTTCATATCTTAGATACAGAGACTAGAACTATGGAAGCTATACGCAATCCTCATACTCTATATCATAAGATAACTTACGATGATCGCAATACTGATTATATGCAATATGACTTATCTCAGATAGAGAATAAGTTCGTTAAGATTGTTGTAATCAATAAAGCTGATACATTTATATTCGATAAGTTCGTAGATCGTATTCAGAATAAGTCTATACTTGAACTTAAGATAGCAGAGAACTTCAACGAGTTTGTTGGAGAAAATGTAGAAGATAGTGAAATATCAGTTGAAGATACTTCTACTTTATTATATACTTACATAGACGCTGTAGAGACAGACCTTGATAAAGATAGGATTAAGTCTCATATGTCAGACCTTATGTTGGAAGCACAAACCTTAGAAATTGCATAATGATAACATTTAAGACTTTGAGATGGAAGAACTTTCTATCGACCGGTAACAACTGGTCTGAGATAGACCTTAAGAAGAATAAGACTACTCTTGTTGTAGGTCAAAACGGTGCAGGTAAATCTACTATGCTTGACGCATTGAGCTTTGCTTTGTTTGGAAAAGCTCATCGTAACATATCTAAGAATCAACTTGTTAATACTATTAATAATAAAAATACTGTCGTTGAAGTATCGTTCAACGCATTAGGTTCAGATTTCAGAATCGTTAGAGGTATTAAACCTAACGTCTTTGAAATATGGAAAGGCGAGACGATGATTAACCAATCATCTCATGCCAAAGAGTACCAGAAGATCCTCGAACAGAACATCTTGAAGCTTAATCATAAAAGCTTTCATCAGATAGTTGTGCTAGGGTCTTCCTCCTTTATTCCTTTCATGCAACTAAGTTCTATGAATCGACGAGATGTAATCGAGGATCTTCTGGATATTAATGTGTTCTCTAAGATGAATGGTATTCTTAGAGAGAAGACATCACTATTGAAGGATCAAGTAAAAGATGTTACTCATCAGCATGCCGTCACGAGCACTAAGATTGATGCACAAAGGAAATACATTAAAGACATCAAAGCAATCAACAAAGAGCAAAGGGAAGAGAAGCTCAAACTCATCTCTGATTTCCAGGATGAAATCAAAACTCTACATGGAAAGAACGAAGAGCTTAGTGATTCCATTCAATCTCAACTACCGAATGCAGATGTGGAAAGAGGACAACGCGAAGCTAAAATCAAAGAGCTCGAAGCATATAAGACGAAGTTCAATACCGAAGCTAAAAAGCTCGTTAAGGATATCCAATTCTTTGAGAATAACGACATCTGTCCGACCTGTGATCAAGCCATCACTGAGGAAACAAAAGAGACCCATGTGTTGGAAGGTAAAGGCAGAGCGAAGGAACTTCAAGCGGGAATTGGTAAAGCAGATGAAGGACTACGAGAGGCTCAAGAAGCTCTATCCTCTGCATTATTAATTATTGAGGAATGTCGAGGCTATCAAAGTGACTTAGCTGCTAATAATAAATCTATTGCTCAGTTTCAATCTTCTATTGATCGTACTCAAGAAGAGATAGGTAAGTTAGATACTAACGTTGATATGGATCAAGCAGTACAAGAGTTAGATGACTTAACATTCGATAGTAATAACTTTGTAGAAGAAAAGCTTGCACTCAGTGAGCAGTTAAACTATAATATTATAATGAGTACTATGCTTAAGGATACTGGTATTAAGACTAAGATCGTTAAGCAGTACTTACCTGTTATTAATCAGCTGTGTAATCAGTACCTAGAGATATTAGACTTCTATGTTTCGTTTAACTTAGACGAAGCATTCCAAGAGACTATCAGATCACGATTCAGAGATGCATTCTCATACGATTCGTTCTCTGAAGGTGAGAAGCAACGTATAGATCTAGCGTTATTGTTTACTTGGAGGATGATAGCTAAGATGAAGAATAGTGTTGCAACTAATCTTCTTATATTGGATGAGACGTTCGACTCATCTTTAGACCACGAAGGTGTTGATAATCTTATGAAGATCATCTATACTTTAGGTAACGAAACTAACATCTTTGTTATCTCTCATAAGCGAGAGTTACTAGATGATAAGTTCGAGAACAGACTAGAAATAGTAAAAGATAAAAACTTTAGTAGGATTACATAATGGAAATAAGTGCATCAACGGTAAAGATACTACAGAACTTTGCCAGTATAAACAGTAATGTTGTTATTCAACCGGGTAATAAGATTATGACTATTGCTGAAGCTAAGAACGTTCTTAGTGAAGCTACTGTAACTGAACAGTTTGATAAACAAGTAGGTATATATGACTTGCAGAACTTCTTAAGTGTGCTTGACCTAGTTGATAATCCTTCGGTTCAATTTAAAGATAATAATATGATTGTAGGCGGTAACGCTGGACGTGCTATGGTAAAGTATTACTATGCTGATCCTGAGATGCTTACTACGATCGGAAAACCTATTAATATGCCTCAAGCAGATGTATCGTTTACGTTAGAGCAGTCTACGTTAAACGGTCTTAAGAAAGCTGCTGGCGTCTTTGGTCATAGTCAAGTATTGATTGAACCTGATAACGGTTCGGTTAAACTGACTGTTGTTGATCCAGAGAATAGTACTGCTAATACTTACTCTATTATGGTTGAGGGTGAGTATAACTCAGAAGACTTTAGCTTTGTGCTAAACATAAACAACCTTAAAATTATTGCTGATGACTATCAAGTTGATATCTCATCTAAACTTATATCACAATTCTCTAGTGTTAATCATGACGTAAAGTACTGGATTGCTCTAGAAAAAACATCTACTTATGGAGGCTAAGATGGCTAAAGAAGAAACAAATACACCAGATCACTCTGAGATCTATGAGATCGCTAACAAGACATCACGCAGCACAGTTGCTGTTATTGATGCGTTAACTGGACGAGGAGCATTTAAAGGTGAAGAGCTATCAACTATTGGTCAGCTTCGCGATCAATGCTTACAAGCTATTCAACTAGCAGAAGCTTATCAACAAGAAATGGCTACTGAATCGGAGTAGATTTATTAACCTAAGTGAGCTATACTATATTTTTATTATGAGGTTAATATGTCGAAAGATTTTCTATGGGTAGAGAAGTACCGCCCGCAAACTATTCAGGATACTATCCTACCTGAGCAGCTTAAGAGTACGTTACAAGCTATTGTCGATACTGGTGAAATACCTAATATGATGTTTACCGGTACGGCTGGCTTGGGTAAGACTACTGTTGCTAAAGCTATGTGCAAGCAACTAGGACTTGATTATATAACTATAAACGGGTCTGAAGAAGGAAACATCGACACGTTGAGAGGTAAGATTAAGCAATTTGCCTCTAGTGTATCATTGCAAGGCGGCTATAAGGTTGTTATACTTGACGAGGCAGACTATCTGAATCCTCAATCTACTCAACCTGCCTTGCGTGGCTTTATCGAAGAGTTCTCTAATAACTGTAGGTTTATACTTACATGTAACTTTCGGAACCGTATTATCGAACCCTTACATTCTCGATGTGGTGTGTATGAGTTCAATACGTCTAAGAAAGATATGGCGACTCTTGCAGGTCAATTCTTTACTCGCTTTACTACTATACTAGATGACGAAGGTGTGACTTATGATAAGAAGGCTGCGGCTGATCTTATTATGAAGCATGCTCCTGATTGGCGTAGAGTACTAAACGAAGGTCAAAGATTGTCTATTGCAGGATCTATCGATGCATCTGTAAGTGTTGTATCGAGTGATATGTTTGCTACTCTATGTAAACATCTTAAAGCAAAAGACTTTAAGTCTATGCGTAAGTGGGTCGTAGATAGTATGGATATCGATACTGTTGCCATATTTAGAGGACTATACGATAATATGAATGAGTTCGTAGTACCTGCTTCTATACCTCAATTGATTCTTATACTTGCTGACTATCAGTATAAAGACTCGTTTGTGGCTGATCATGAGCTTAATACTGTTGCTTGTATGACTGAGATTATGGCTAACGTGGAGTTTGTCTGATGAATCCTTTTACCTATCTAAACAGTATTAACTTCTCTAAAGAAGATGTTATGGTCGATGACGTTGCTGAGAAAGGCTATAACTCTTTTCTTATTAATCGCTCTATGTCCTACTTCTATGATACTGTTGGCATTGCAAACGTAATGAATCGCTATCATCACCTAGATAATAAACTACAATATCACTTTCTTATAAATATCATTCGTAAACGTAAAAGATTTTCGAAATGGATGAAACCAGAAACTGAGAGTGATATTGAAGTGATTAAAGAATACTATGGATATAGCAATGATAAAGCTAAACAAGTACTATCCCTTCTATCACCTGAAAACATAAAAATTATAAAACAGAAGGTGAGTAAAGGTGGAAGAAAATAATATAGTCGAATGGCAACCTCAAGACATGCTCGAGGTGGTCTTAAACGAACCAGATGATTTTCTAAAAGTAAGAGAGACGTTGACCCGAATAGGAGTCGCCTCTCGTAAAGATAAGAAATTATTCCAATCATGTCATATACTACATAAGCAGGGGCGATACTTCATCGTTCATTTTAAAGAGCTGTTTATGTTAGATGGAAAAAAAGCTAATCTAGAAGCTAATGATGTAGAGCGTAGAAATACTATTACAACATTGCTTAGTGATTGGGGTCTTGTAGAGATACAAGGAGGGTCAGAACTTAGATGTGCTCCTCTACGTCAGATCAAGATCATCCCATTTAAGGAGAAGGCACAATGGGAATTATGTCCGAAATATAATATCGGAAATAAATAACTTTTTAGTTGCTTTCTAAAAAATAAAAACTATATATAATATAGCGATGCAGAATAATCTGGTCGCATATCAATCTTGCTTGCTCAAAAGGAGATAACAATGACAGGCTTACAAACACTATTCCCCCGATCATCTTTCGTTGGTTTTGACCATCTGTTCAACGAACTAGAGTGGACAGCTAAACATGCTCAAGACCATTATCCCCCACATAACATTATTAAACAAGGCGATGAGCAATATCTCATTGAATTGGCTATTGCGGGATTTACAAAGGAAGAGATCTCAGTAGAAGTTAAAGATAGAACTTTGACTGTAAAAGGTGAACACGTTTCTAAAGGGAGAGAATTTATCCATCGTGGCATTTCGACAAAGAAATTTAAACGAACCTTTAGGCTGTCCGAACATGTAAATGTAAACGGAGCAGACATTCAGGACGGAATTCTGGCAATTGAATTGCAGTATGTCATTCCTGAAGAAATGCGTCCTCGTAAAATCAATATTGGTCAAACGAGGAAAACAAATGACACAACTAATACTAATACAAGCCAACTTCTTACAGAACGCAATTAGAGCTCTGTTAGATCTATTTAAAGACGCAAACTCATCACGCAAGGAAATGTCAACAGCTAGAAAGACTATTAAGGAGCTAAACAAGCTTTCTGATAAAGACTTACTAGACATCGGTATTTGTCGTGGAGACATCTGGAGTGTCGCTCATAATAAGACCGACGAATTAAGGAGACGTTTCTAATGACTGATGCAGTAATGAAATATGCCTTAGCACCTGTAGGTGGACTCTTTAGTGGATTTAATAGCTTCTTCCTATCATTAGGAAAAGCAAGAGCAGCATCTGAGCTTCATAGAATGGGTTACCATGAAGAAGCAAAGTATCTAATGCTGACTGACGCAAAAGACTTGTAAATGTCAATACAACTATGAAAAGGGGCTGTTGTGGCCCCTTTCCCTTTTTCAGTTGCATACTATATCGATATATACTATAATATAGTTTGTTGACACTAGGAGGCGTCATATGAACTTTTATACAAGCGTTAATCGATATGGTAATAGTATTCTATACAGAGGTATAGAAGATGGAGAGCGTGTAGCTAAGAAGGTAAAGTATATGCCTACTTTGTTCGTTAACGCTACTCATGAGACTGGTTGGTATAATCTACAGAATCAACCTGTATTACCTAAGACGTTTGATACTATGAGAGACGCTAAGGACTTTATGAAGCAGTACGAAGGTGTAGATAACTATACTGTATATGGTACTACTAACTATGTTACTCAATATATCAATGATCGCTTTCCTGATGCTCCTAAGTTTGATAGAGATAAAGTAAACGTTACTTCTATTGATATTGAGGTAGCTTCTGACGAAGGCTTTCCGTTCGTAGAGCAAGCAGCTCATCCTGTTATCTCTATCACGATGAAAAATAATATAGATAATATATATCGAGTATGGGGACTATATGACTACAATGAAGACGATTGCACAGTTGAAGGCGTTGACGCTATCCAATATATCAAGTGTAAGGACGAGATTGATCTTCTATTATCTTGGCTGGCTTACTGGCACGATCCAAAGTATTGCCCCGATATTGTTACTGGCTGGAACACTCGTCTATTTGATTTCCCATATCTCATCAACAGGGTAAAGAATATCATAGGCGGTGATGTCTATAAGAAGTTCTCTCCTTGGGGTATAGTAGATCAACGAAACATTATGATGGCTCGTGGAGAAGTAATTGCATACGAGATGGCTGGTATTCAGCAGTTAGATTACTATGACTTGTTTACTAAATTCGGTTATACTTACGGTATGCAGGAGTCATATAAACTAGATCATATAGCGCACGTAGTACTGGGAGAGCGTAAGCTCTCCTATGATGAGCATGGTTCTCTGCATGGATTATACAAGCATGACTTTCAGAAGTTCATTGACTATAATATAAAAGACGTTCAGATTGTTGATAGACTAGAAGAGAAGATGGGCTTAATTACGCTTGCTATGACTATGGCTTATAGGGGTGGAGTTAACTATTCAGAGACTTTCGGTACTGTGCAGATCTGGGACTCTATTCTATATCGTTTACTATTCAAGCAGCAGATAGCTTGCCCTCCTAAGTTTAGTAAAGAGAAGGTTCCTTATCCTGGAGCGTATGTTAAAGATCCTCAGACTGGTATGCATGACTGGGTAGTATCTTTTGACCTTAACTCTCTCTATCCTATGATTATTGTTCAGTATAATATGAGTCCTGAGACTGTATTGCCTGGCAAAGAGCATCTAGGATTAGATCCTGTAGAGAAACTCTTGAGTGATGCTGAGGTTAATATACCTGAAGGTACTACTATGGCTGCCTCGGGTGTTAAGTTTAGTAAAGATCAGGTAGGTATTATTCCTGCTATCATTAAGCAGTACTATAACGAACGTAGACTTATTAAGAAAGCTATGCTTGATACTAAGCAAGAGTATGAGAATACTCCTACTAAGCGTCTAGAGAATAAGATGACTATCTTAGAGAATCAACAGATGTCTATTAAGATTCTTATGAACTCTTTGTATGGTGCTCTAGGTAATAAGCATTTCCGTTACTTTAATAATCACGTTGCAGAAGCTATTACTACTTCAGGTCAGTTATCTATTCGTTGGGCTGAGAATGCTATCAATAAAGAGATGAATGCTGCTCTAGAGACTGACGATAAAGACTATGTGATTGCTATTGATACTGATTCGTTGTATGTGAATATGAATGAGCTTGTTAAGAAGTTTAATCCTAAAGATCCTGTTAAGTTCTTAGATAAGATATGTCGTGAGCATTTCGAAGGTGTACTAGAGAAGTCATATGCTGTACTGGCTAAGAAGCTAGACGTTATGGAAAATCGTATGGAGATGTCTCGTGAGGTTATTGCTAACCGAGGTGTATGGATTGCTAAGAAGCGTTATATCTTAAACGTTCATAATAACGAAGGTGTGCAGTATGCTGAACCTAAGATGAAGATGATGGGCGTAGATGCTGTACGCTCTTCTACTCCTCAGGTCTGTCGTGATAAGTTTAAGAAGATATTTAAGGTTATTATTGACGAAGGTGAGACTGCTACTCAAAGGTTTATTGCTGACTTCAAGAAGGAATGGAAGCAGCTTCCTCCTGAGTCTGTATCGTTTCCTAGAGGATGTAATATATCTAAGAAGAAGGACGGTGTACCTTTTACTTGGGCTGATAAGAAAACGATCTATAAGAAAGCTTGTCCTATTCATGTAAGAGGTGCTCTGTTATATAATCATTATATAAAGCAAGCTGGCCTAGATCAGAAGTATGAGCTAGTACAGAACGGTGAGAAGATTAAGTTCGTCTATCTTAAGACTCCTAACTCTATAAAGGAGAACGTTATTGCTTATGCTAACGATCTACCTAAAGAGCTTGACTTACATCGATTTGTAGACTATAATAAGCAATATGAGAAAGCATTCGTTGACCCTATCAAGCATCTACTCGATGCTCTTAACTGGGATGTTGAACCTGTAGCTACGTTGGAGGACTTCTTTGTATAGTATGACAATATTTAAGTCTCCTAGATGGTGGGACGCTCAGAATAGATTTGTATATGATAATAAGACTCATAGACGAATGGACTTTGACTCATGGGATAAGTTTACTTTGTTTCTATATAAACTATCTAAGAGAAAGCTTAACGGTAAGCAAGACGCAGAGTTAATTACTCCTGCTATATTCAAGCCTGATACTACTCGTAAGAACGAGAACGTTATTCAATGGTCTGGATGGGCAGCAGTAGATGTAGATGATCTAGTAATTGAAGGAGACCTAGAAGATGTTTTACGTGATCGTTTTGGTGAATATGATTATGTGGTGTATAGTACTGCTTCAAGTACGGATGATCATCCAAAGTTTCGGATTGTATTCAATACTGACACACCGATTGTGGCAACTAAACTTCGTCACTTCTGGTACGCTCTTAACCAAGAGCTCAACGAAATTGGAGATGCACAGACTAAAGACCTTGCTAGGATGTACTACATACCAGCGGACTATGATGGTGCTAGTAACTTCTTTTACCGTAATAGTGGCGAGCCTATTGACTTGGCTGTCCTTCTTGCCAAGTGGCCATATGATGATAGTAGAAATGCTCAGTCTTTTCTCGATAGACTACCTCCTGCTTTTAGAGAGCAAGTTATAGAGTATCGTAAAGGTAAACTAGATAATACTAACTTCGTATGGACGTCATATAGAGATTGTCCTTTCTGGCCTAAGAATCTAGCTGTAGAGTATATCTCTATATCAGGTACTGGTTGGTATAGACAGATGTATCGTATAATGATTGCTGTAGCTGGAAAGGCTATAGAAAAAGGATATCCTATTACGGCTACTCAGATAGTAGAGCTATGTCGTCAATTCGATATAGAGACTGGTAAATGGTATGAGAATAGACCTATGGAGGTAGAAGCGAATAACGCATTAGAATACGCATATAAAAACGGAACAGTATAAGGAGATACTACAATGACTAAAGCAGCAGAAAGATTACATAAATCAACTACAGCTCGAACTAAGCGTAGAAACTTAAAAACCTTGTTATTAGAAAAACAAGAACGTCTGTATACTAAACTCCGTAGATTGAGAAAGAAGAAATGAAAGTAGGCTTTACAGCATCTACGTTTGATTTATTACACGCTGGTCACATTGCAATGCTTAGGGAAGCTAAGACGCAGTGTGACTATCTTATTTGCGCTATTCAAGTAGATCCTTCTATTGATAGAGAAGATAAAAATAAACCAGTCCAGACTTTGGTAGAAAGATATATACAGCTATCTGGAGTTAAGTATGTTGATGAGATTATACCATATCAGACTGAGCAGGACTTAGAAGATATACTGAACACATTTCAGATTGATGTTCGTATCATTGGTGAAGAATATAAACACGGTACATTTACAGGTAGAGCTATATGTGCTAAGAGAGGTATAGAGATATACTTTAATAAAAGAGAACATAGATTCTCTACAAGTGATTTGAGGAAGAGAGTAAACAATG